AGAAGATACGTTTAGATGTCAGCTGGTCAATGAAAGCCTCATTTGCTAGCATTTTTCTAATAAACGCATTGTCAAATCTTACTTTTTCAGCCGTGACCGCTTCAGCGTCTAATATCGTAGTCGTGACGGAACCAGATTCAAAATTGGCCGTCTTCAGCTGGTCAACCATAGCTGACTTAATAACCGCGTTATCAATTAATGTTTCACCCGTGATATGAGTCAACTTACCAGTAATACGGTTGTGACCGGTAGCGCCTAGGTTGATTCCTGAAATGATATCTCCTGCACTGTTGATGTTCTGAACAGACCATGAACCATCCAACTGTCTTTGGACGGTTTTCACAGCTTCAAGAGCATCATTTGGTGCTACTGAATAATCGGATGGAGTTGAGCCCTTTTCTACTTTTATCAAACCATCATCGTACATACGAGCTGAAAATCTGACAAAATAAGCATTCGCTGGTACAGTGATTTGATTGATGTTGTGTTGTTTGCCTACAGTTGTTTTATAAGCATTTAATCCTGGTTTGCGGTTATCAATAGGATTTTTGTTTTTATCGAAAAATTGCCAAGCGGTCCAAGCCATTCCATTCTCAGGCAGAGTTACCCAGTGCTGGAAAATAATTTTTTCATTTGGATCTACTGAAATGAAATCGGATGTAACCTCTTTTTGTGTTGCATTCGCTACGTTAATGATTCCAGCATTTCCTAAAAATCCTTTAGTGAGCGTTGAGGTCAAAAATAAATTTTGGTGATCCGCAAAAGCCTTACCAACTTCGACTTGGAACAGCTGATTGGTCATAGCCATACGAGCAACCTTATCCGCAATTCCATTTTCAGTATTGCCCAAAATCCGCTCGTAAAGCTGACTAGTTTCTTTGACTCGCTGGAAATCGGATTGATTCGTCTTCCCAGAAAGTAGAGATGATATATCTGCGAACCTGCCATCTACTGCTGTTTTGTAGTTAGCAATCTGAGTGGCAATCGAACCATTTTGTGGATTCGTGATAGCTTCGAACTTGTTCTCAATAGCTCTTACAGTTTCTTGATAAGTCGTTTTGCCTACATAATCCTTCTCAACTAGCTCACGTACAGCCGTCGCTTGTTTCGCACTCTCCTCACGAGTGTAACGTTGCAAGGCTTCCTGTCGCTGGCCGTCTTTATTGACATATTCCTGAATAGCTGATAAGTCGGTTCGCAACCCCTGAGCTGTCCGCTCAAAGATAGCCTTAGCTTCAGTGATGAGACCATCAGTGTCCTCAGGCGCAGGAC